TTAAACGTCGTAACGAAGGTCATTGGTTCAATAACAAAGGTGTTGCTACTTATATCACTGGCACTAACTACATGTACTTGCAGTGGAGTAAAATTGATGTTGGCGCAGCCGATTACAGAGAGTCAAATAGGCTTTTCTTTATATTCTGGGAAGCGTGCAAAGCTGACCCGCGTTGCTACGGAATGTGCTATCTTAAGAACAGACGATCTGGATTTTCATTCATGGCATCGGGAGAAACTGTTAACATGGCTACAATATCATCCGACTCACGGTTCGGTATATTGTCCAAGTCCGGGGCTGACGCTAAAAAAATGTTCACCGATAAGGTTGTACCGATATCCGTCAACTACCCATTCTTTTTCAAACCCATACAAGACGGTATGGACCGCCCAAAAACAGAGCTCGCCTACAGAGTACCAGCGTCGAAGCTTACCAGAAGAAAACTTGATCAAGGTGAAAAGCCGGAGGAGCTCGAAGGGCTCGATACAACAATCGACTGGAAGAACACGGGGGACAACTCGTATGACGGTGAAAAGCTCAAACTCCTCGTACACGACGAATCGGGCAAATGGGAGAGGCCGGACAACATTTTAAATAACTGGCGAGTTACAAAAACAACACTTAGATTAGGGTCTAGAATTGTAGGCAAGTGTATGATGGGCTCGACTTCAAACGCATTAGACAAAGGTGGAGCAAATTTCAAAAAGTTATACGAGAATTCAAACGTTACTAAACGAAACCGCAATGGACAGACTAGCTCGGGATTATATTCTTTGTTTATACCTATGGAGTGGAACTACGAAGGATTCATTGATACTTATGGAAACCCTGTCTTCGATACACCAGAAGAACCAGTTGAAGGGCCATATGGAGAGCTTATTGACCAAGGGGTAATTGAGCATTGGCAAAATGAAGTTGATGGTCTTAAAAATGATCAGGACGGCTTAAACGAATATTACAGACAATTTCCAAGAACAGAGCAGCACGCTTTTAGAGATGAAGCAAAAGAGTCTTTATTCAATCTGACTAAGATCTACGAACAGATAGATTATAACGAGGAGGTTCAAAATGGCATGCAGGTTACACAAGGCAATTTTCAATGGGACGGTGGAGAACAAGACAGCAATGTAATATTTGCACCAAATAAAAATGGAAGGTTTAAGATATCTTGGGTGCCGCCTAAAAACTTGCAAAACCGTGTAATAGTAAAGAATGGCATCAAATACCCAGGTAATGAGCACGTTGGTGCGTTTGGGTGTGACTCATATGATATATCAGGCACAGTTGACAAAAGAGGTTCTAAGGGATCTTTGCATGGACTAACAAAGTTTAGCATGGAAGATGCCCCTCCCAATATGTTTTTTTTAGAATATATTGCCAGGCCTCAGACAGCTGAAATATTTTTTGAAGATGTGCTTATGGCATTAGTGTTTTACGGTATGCCACTATTGTGTGAAAACAATAAACCTCGATTATTATATTATTTAAAGCGAAGAGGTTATAGAGGTTTTTCAATGAACCGACCAGATAAGCTTTGGAATAAGCTTTCTGTTACAGAAAAAGATATAGGCGGTATACCAAACTCGTCTGAAGATATTAAGCAGGCACACGCTGCTGCAATTGAAAGTTATATAGAAAATTATGTAGGTCAAGTTACAGAAGGTATATACGGAGATATGTACTTTCAAAAAACATTAGAAGACTGGGCTGGATTTAATATAAATAACAGAACAAAGTTTGATGCAACAATTAGTTCTGGCTTAGCTATTATGGCTTGCAATAAAAACAGATATAGACCGTCGGCGGAAAGAGTTATAACTTCAGTGCCACTAGGGTTTAAAAAGTATAACAATAAAGGATATAGTTCAAAAATAATATAATAAATGGTTAATACTAATTACAACAGCTCGTTTCCCGATCAGGTGGTACCTAATGAGGAAAAGCAGTCATTGGATTATGGTTTGCAGGTAGCGAGAGCTATTGAAAACGAGTGGTTTAGAAATAACCGTGGAGGTGATCGATTTACTTCTAATTTTCAAGAGTATCATAGAAGAAGGCTATACGCTAGAGGCGAGCAGTCAATACAGAAATATAAAGATGAATTATCTATTAATGGTGATTTGTCTTATCTTAATTTAGATTGGAAACCTGTTCCTGTTATACCTAAGTTTGTTGACATTGTTATTAATGGAATGTCGCAAAGAAATTACGCTTTAAAAGCATTTGCGCAAGATCCTGATTCTAATAGAAAAAGAACTTTATATGCAGAAGGTATTTTAAGAGATATACAGGCAAGAGAATTTATAGATAAAGCTAATTCACAATTAGGCTTAAATTTATACTCTACTACACAACCTGAAAATTTACCAGAAAGTAAAGAAGAGCTGGATTTACATATGCAGCTAAATTACAAACAATCAATTGAAATAGCTGAGGAAGAACTTTTAGATAATGTATTTTCTAAAAATAAATACGAAGAAGTTAGAAAAAGAATATTATCTGATCTAGTTGTTTGCGGTATTGGGGCAGCTAAAACATCTTTTAATAAAAGCGAGGGTATTAAAGTAAAATATGTAGACCCTGCTAATTTAGTTTATTCATACACAGAAGACCCTAATTTTGATGATTTATATTATGTAGGCGAAGTAAAACAAGTTCTTTTAAGCGAGCTAGCAAAAGAGTTTCCTTATTTAGCGCCTCAAGATCTTGAAGAAATACAAAAGCAACCTGGCAATTCTGATTATGCTCGAAACTATTATGGGCAAAATGACGGTAACACTATAAGTGTTTTGTATTTTGAATATAAAACATATGAAACTCAAGTTTTTAAAATAAAGAAAACAGACCAAGGTCTAGAAAAAGCTTTAGAAAAACCGGATATATTTAATCCACCACTAAGCGATAATTTTGATAGAGTAGAAAGAGTAATAGAGGTGTTGTATACCGGCGCAAAAGTATTGGGTAATAATAAAATGTTATCTTGGCAAATGTCTGAACATATGACTAGACCATTTGCTGATTCCCCTAAAGTTAATATGAATTATACCATGGTAGCGCCTAGGATGTATAAAGGTAAAATTGAATCGTTAGTGAGTCGCGTAACAGGGTTTGCAGATATGATTCAGCTTACACATTTAAAGCTGCAGCAGGTAATGTCTCGTATGGTGCCAGATGGTGTTTATGTAGATGTTGATGGATTAGCTGAAGTTGACTTAGGCAATGGCACTAATTATAATCCTGCAGAGGCGTTAAGCATGTACTTCCAAACAGGTAGTATCGTAGGACGATCGTTCACTCAGGAAGGCGATATGAACCCAGGCAAAGTACCTATTCAGGAATTGCAGACTTCATCAGGGCAAGGTAAAATTGCTTCCCTTATTAATACGTATCAATATTATTTACAAATGATACGTGATGTAACAGGATTAAACGAGGCAAGAGACGGAAGTACTCCTGATAAAAATGCATTAGTAGGGTTACAAAAATTAGCTGCAGCAAATAGTAATACAGCAACACGGCATATATTACAGTCTGCATTATACATATCATTACGTCTTGCTGAAAACATATCTTTAAGAATAGGAGATGCTTTAGAATTTCCTTTAACAGAAGAAACACTTAAAAATAGTATTAGCAGCTACAACGTAGGAACTCTAAAAGAAATCCAAAAAAATGGTATGCATGATTTTGGTATATACCTAGAACTTGAACCCGACGAAGAAGAAAAACAACAGCTTGAGCAAAATATTCAAATGGCCGTACAGTCGGGGCAAATTGGGTTAGAGGATGTAATTGATATAAGAGAGCTGCGTAACTTAAAATTAGCAAATGAATTGCTAAAAGTAAGAAAGCGCAAAAAGCAGCAGGCCGATCAAGCCGCTCAGCAAGCAAACATTCAAGCGCAGGCTCAGGCTAATGCTCAGGCTTCTGAGGCAGCAGCACTAGCTGAGCTTCAAAAACAGGAAGCTTTAGCTCAAACAAAATTACAGATTGAGCAAGGTAAATCTCAATTTGAAATACAAAAATGAGAAAAC